GAAGTAAGCATAGTTGAAGTAGTATCAACTCAGAAAGAAAACTGGGACGATATTATGTGTGATAGTTGCGTATCTGAAATGGAGTAGTTCACATGACCTGGGGCGAAGTATTGTCCCAGGTCTTTTTTTACTAGGGGATTGATATGACTGAAGTTGATTATCGTAAACGCCCATCTCGCTTGACTCTCAGGCAAGCTCAGAAACAAGAGCTTAAAAGTGGGACCTCTTGGGTCCGGCTGATAGAGATGAAGTTGGAAGGGTTACATAATGTAGGAATCATGATGCAGTTTTTTCGAGACTGGGAAATATACGGTCTGCGTGAAGCATTGCTATTCCTTAAGAACTATGAGGAACAAGGTGAAGTTCCTCGTGGAACATTTGTTGAGATAGATAAAGTAGCGCAACTCCTCTATGATAATGTCAGCGAAGATGAGGGCATTGAGAAGTTAAAAAAGCCAACCACATGATTGAATATGAGAGTGTTGATGACAGCTCAGTCAAAGTCACACGAGCCAGCCTTCACAGTGGCAAGTGGAATAGTATAATAATACCCATGAACTTTGATGAGTTCCAGATGCGTCTGTCTATGTGGGCAGATGACAAAGAGTATATTCAAGATGCTTTCCCGTCTCTCAATCCAGACCAACGAGAGTTTATCCAAACAGGTATAACTATAGAGGAGTGGGACGAAATCTTTGTAGATGAAGAAGCAGAGATCAAGTCCTGTAAAAGCTAATGCCAAAATACTTTGATGATAACTTCGGCGAATGGGGTGACATGGAAGATGCTGATATGAGAGCATTCTATCGGCAAGTCCAAAAGACTAACGTCAAGAAAGAATGCTCAGGTTGCGGAAGAAAAGTCATGATACAGCCTCATTACGCTTACTGCAATTCATGTGCAGATAAGCGTGAAAGAGGCATGGACATCTAATGGCATCAATCTTCTTTATCAGCGGGGAAGAAATATCTCTTCGCATAGTTACCTACGATAAGACAATAGACATTTTCAAGGGCCCACTCTTCACTGATGAAGATGGCTATAACTGGCAAGCAGAAAAAGTAGGATCTTTAACATTTAATAAAAAAGATCTTCGATCTCTGATCGCCAGACTTGAACTAATGAGTGATGACTGACCCCTAGCAGAAGTCACTCAGGATAGTGGGGGCTTTCCCTACGGCTCCCACTATCCTAAAAAACCTTACGGGGAGGTAAGGTATGAGGGACTCGAGGCTTTTAAAAAATATTAAATATTACTCTTCGTATTTTTATAAAGGTAACTGGGATGATACCAGGCCTGAAGAATTAGTTGCATTAGAAATATGCAGAGATAATAATTTAAAGCAAGAATCTAGAGCTAAAAAAGAAAACTTAAATCCATCTAACTTTCTACACTTAATCAGAAAGGATCGCGGCATAAAGAAGTACAAAGTATTAACTCGTAGCTTGTTACTTAAACCCTTAATTTTAAGGAGGAGTATCAGCGATGACATATCCTGATAACTCGAGGGCGTTGAACGATGATCATCTTCAGCCCCCAGAAGAACATCCAGACTTTGGTATATTAGATGCTAAATTAGATTGGATGGATGAGTGGGGTAATGAACCTACTCTTCAAATACTAGTCGAGAAAGTCTTTAACATTAGTGAGTTTAAATATGATGTTAAAGAAAGTTCTAGTACTGATTTATACTTTGCTCAGTTAGATGGTCAGGTCTCATACTTTGCTCATACTAAGAAAGACGAGACAGGTTTTGGAGGTCGAACTTACTCACTCCAACCCGCAGAAGAAAATCGAGTGATTCCCTATACAATCAAAGGTCCGTGGAGTTCTCGTAGTTCAGCCATGAATAACCACTTTCCGCATTCTATAGAAGCATCCCTTATTGATGAGGAAGAAGGTTTCAAGAGGGGATTTACATTCTATGCTTCAGCTATAACTATTGATATGGCGATAGAGGCTTTCGATGTTATTCATCTGAATACTGGAGAAGCTTATGCTTTAGCTCTGACAGAAAAGTATAACGAGAAGATCCATAGGATAGTTAAGATGGATACAAGTCAAGGGAGACCTTCTCCAATCTTTAAGAACGATCCCCCAGAAACATACGAAGTCATAGGTCTTTACGATTACTATGATGAGATGCAAGATGATGGTCAGCCCTCGGAGCTACAGGAGCATCAAGACTTTGCTCAGGATGATGAGCTATCTAATGGAGGGCATGATATATTATGAGTAAAGCAGATGGGCCTAGTAAGTTCTATCATATGGAGCCTATTAGTCCTAAATCTCTAAATGCTATCCGTACTATTATTTCTATAGCTGTAGATAGAGAGATGATAGAAGAAATAGATGCTGAGCGAGCTCTTAAAATACTAACTGTCAATCCGCATAACAGGCTGACAGTGCTTGGCCGAAGGCTGGCCAGGCTAGTGGACTATTTTGATGAGCTTAAAAGCATTGACAATAGGACTAATGTTATAGTAGATCAAGTAAAAGAAGAGTTTGAAGGACTAAAGACTGTTATTGAGTGGAATCCTGACTGGAGGGAAGATAAAGATTGTTAGAAATACTGTCCAACCTTTATGTACTTATGCTACTAGCTCCTTTATTATACAGCGTAGGTATGAGCATAGTCATGATAGTTAAATACATAATGAGGAAGAGATGATAAAAGGTTTTATACTACATCTTGATGGAGAGGTAGAGGAAAAAGAATGGTCTATGTTTCCTTTACTAGAAGAGATGCAAGAAATAGTCGGAGGTTATATTGAAAGAGTAGCCATATCAAACTCTTATATAGCTGACGAACTAAAGGACCACTTTGATCCTGATGGATCTTCAGAGATTATAGTAAATGAAGAAGGTTTGTTACTAAATTTAGAGCTCAACGAGTCAGCCCTGATGCTAACAGGGCAAAGATTTGTTGGCCCAGTTCTTCTTTTCGTAGGTACTCCAATGGATGAACTCAATGGCTAAAGCAAAGAGAAAGTTACTAACTCGTAACCAAGCCTGGGCTCAGAGTCGTAACAGAGCTAAAGGTCAAGTAGGTTACATGCTTGGGACACTAGAAAGTATAAAGAGTCTTGAGGTCCTGTCAGAAAAAGAGTTGCCAAAGCTCTCAACTATAAGACGTATCTTAGTTGATATGAAAAAGAATTGGGAAGATCAAAACTCAGACAGTCGTCAGAACTTCATGGACACCTGGGACTAAGAATCTTATGACTCATAACTGCATAGCTTGCGGAAAGCTCGAAACACCAGAAGAAGAATTAGTTGATGTTGGAAAGCCAGACAAAATGTTGTGCCAAGATTGCTATGATGACGGCATAACAGACTCTAACCTTTACTTAGCATTTAAATATCTTGAAAGGAATAAAAAATGAGCGATGAATCTAAAGTTCGATTTAGCCTGATAACAGGTAAAGGTCACTTGATAGTATTTGATAGCAGCAAAGATGATGTAGCTAGTTCCTCAGGCTGGGAGATAAGAACTTCCTACAACAGTACTCTCAGCACAGAAGATGTAGAAAGCTTCGGGGACTTGGTAAAAGATTGTGTGGCGCTTGTTAAGAAAGTCTTGTAATTATTTTTGCAACTTGTGCATTTTTTACTTGACAAGTGGCATCCCTATGATTACATTTATATATATTGAATTTTGAAAGTGAAAAACTATGGCAATAAAAATCAAGTACGAAGTATCAAAAGATCAAGAGACTGGAGATACAATAATACTTAAGCGTCTGTTCAGAGTTATTCATGAAGCAGTATTTCCATTTCTTGTAGCATCTCATGAATGCAAAAAGTATGATCTTGCAGGACGCTTGATAAAACAGGACGTTCACTGAAAGGAGGATAAAGTCATTACCGCTTTAAGGGATGGAAGACCTTTTGTCTATTATAAGTTGTGGGGATATAGTGAAGAAATCATTAGTTGACACAATATGTACAGGGAGAGTGACTAATGTGGGCTATATACTCGGGAGGCAACTTTATATTACACTTAAGGTTTTCCGTCTCCGTAACATTTTGTTATGAAGTTTTTACATAAACCTTTTAACTGGGAGAAAACCAGTGACTGAAGAAACGCAACTTCCGGCAGGCGTAGTTAGTATTGAAGTAAAGAGTCCCAAGACTGATCGTTCGATCTCCTTCGAGCGTGACTTTGGGGATAGTTTAGAAAAGTCGTCAGAGATGTTCGGCGCTGACGTTGTTCATAGTATCTTTGTCGCCCAGGCTATTATCCGCGCTCAAGGTGCAGCCCGTACTACCTTGGACAATTCTGATAACAGCTCGGAGCAAGCAGAAGAGGCCGGCAAGACTTATACTCCTGGAGTCGCTCGCCGTGGTGGTGGTAAGAAGAAAGCTGATCCGTTCGATCAGTTGGCCGCCAAGGTTAAGAGTGGGGAGATCAGCCAGGAAGATCTGTTGGCAGAGCTTACGAAACGGCTCGGGTAATAGTCCTCCCCAGGACAGTGTGGAAGGTCGCTCGCATAGGGCCTTCCACATTATTATTATGGCTAACTTAATTAACATAGACGAACATGATACTTGGAAAGTTCAAGACGCAACCAAACTCCAAGCATACATGAACTGTCCTCGCAGATACTTCTTTGAGTATGTACTTGGCTGGCGTTCCGAGATTCCTAATAATCATCTGGAGTTCGGAACTGCTTGGCATATGGCGATGGAAGTATTCTATGAGAAAGGCGTCTCACTTGAGAGTGCCGCTGAAGGTTATAAAAAATTCGAGGAGTACTATCGAGAACAATTTGACGAGACTTGGGACGAAGGAAATGCTCCGAAGAACCCAGGCAACGCTCTAAGAGCTCTCGCTCAGTACGTCCAAACATACCAAGACCTTGACGACTTTGAAGTCTTACATATTGAGGTTGCAGGGAGCGTAGCAATAGCTCCGAATAAGCCTATATATTTCAAAACCGATACTATATGTCGAGATGACTCTGGCGTCTTTTCCCTTGAGCATAAGACTGGAAGTTACTTCAATACGAAGTGGGCTGCACAGTGGAGACAGAAGATGCAAGTCTCTGTTTACAGCCATGTTCTTTTCTGTTTGTTTGAGCCTGATGAAGTTTACGGGGTCAAGATCAATGGAGTATTCTTTGCTAATCCTCCCAGATATAAAGCAAACGGAGAGCCTTATGCAAATGCACGAGACAACGAGTTCCATAGAGTTCCTGTAAGAAAGAATATTGCAGCAATGCAAGCATGGTTAGTTGAAGTCACTCGGTGGTATGATATGATCCAAGATGATTTTAATAGACTATTGTCTGCTAAAGAAGAAGATGAAGTCCTTGAAGCATTCCCTCGTAACACTGAGTCATGCACTCAATACGGGCCTTGTCCTTTTCTTGACTACTGCAGTATATGGAACAATCCTATTCAGTATGCTGATAGCCCTCCCATAGGCTATCGCGTAGAGCACTGGGATCCTCGCAAGATACCTGGTGTAAGGGAGACAGTAGAGTTATGAATGGTGAACTTTATACTCAGAATGATGTATTGCTTAAGATATTCGATGCAATAAATCATCTATCAGGAACTGTTGAGGAGTCTACTTCTCATATAACAAATAGCTTAGATGAAATAGAAGAAAGACTTAGAATAATTGGGACCTCTATTGATACTCATACTGAAACAACTCGTATGATTCATATACAGAGAGATAAAAGTCAATGACTGAGAGTCCTAAGTTCCTCAAAGTTAAAGAGCGGGCAATGAAAGCTCGCCAGATGTATGCTGATAGTGCTAGTCAGTTTTCAAACTTCCTGATCTATGGGGATTTTGGAACTGGTAAAACACAGATACTATCTACATGTCCCAAGCCAGTATTCATTGACTCATTTGATCCAGGTGGAACTAAGACAGCAGCCTTGCAGCCATTGATTGATAAGGGTGATGTGATAGTTGACAATCGCTGGGAAGGTGACTCCTGGAAAGAACCTTATGCTTTTGGTGAGTGGGAAAAAGAAATGCAAGACCGTAAGCGTGAGGGATTCTTTGAAAGCATCGGGACTTATGCTCTCGACTCCCTGACAAAGTGGAGTGACAGTATGATGTACGAGATCATTCGCCGAGGCTCCGGAGGGAAGACCCGTAAGGGTACTCAGCCCCAGCTTCAAGATTATCTTGTGCAACAACTGACAGCTGTGGATTGGTTGGGAGTTCTAATGGGCTATCCCTGTCATGTGGTAGCTACTGGCCACATAGGTCTGATGAAGGATGAAGTATCTGGTAAGATGGAAACTGGTCTTTTAATGTATGGAAAGCTCAGTGAGAAAGTTCCACTTGTGTTCGATGAGAAGTATGTGACAAGAGTCAAGTCGAGTTCTTCTGGCGTAGCTTACGAACTGCTGACCCGCAATGACGGATACTATAAAGCCGAAACAAGAATGGGCGGCGGTAAGTTTGAAAGCTCGGAGACTCCTAACATAAAAGCCCTGCTTAGAAAAGCGGGCAGGTCTGATGAAGATAGACCTTCTTTAATTTAATCTTATTCGGCGTAGCCGTGGGACTAGTCATCCTATCATATTCATTTCTAATGCTAATGCTAATATCAACTATAACATGGAGAAAACTCCTATGAGTCTTTTAGATCTAAACCTTAGCGAACGTGAAGAGTTGAAAATCCTGCCCGATAATCAAGAGGCTATGCTTCGAGTCAGCCGTGCTGATGTTACTCCCAACAGGAATGACGCGTCTCGGAACAACCTGGCCCTTGTCTTTGATTGCCCAGAAGATCCTCTCGTAGATGATATTCGGGTGTGGCTTCCAATTCCTAACGCCGCTATCAAGGCGGAAGATCCGAAGCGTTACATCAAGATGCTAAATAGGATCGCTGGCTTCTTGGATTCTGTGGGCGCTGATAGTGAGAACCTGGACACTGAAGATTTGCTCGGCAAAGAGTGCTGGGCATTGATTTCAGAAGACCAAGGACTAGACGGAAGTCCTCAAAATGGAGTCCGGCGCTTCATTGTCCGTAAGTAATATTTAACATTCTACAAATTGAGAGGCGCGCTAACATAGGCGTCTCTCTTTTTACTTACTCGTAAACGGGAGATACCTATGAGACTAACATTTGAGATTGAAGAGGAGGACCATAAAGTATTGTGTAAGTATATACCGCATGGCCTGCGTAAGTATGCCTATCAAGCTTTAATAAAAGGCTTTGTTAAAGAGTTAGCAAATGACCCAGGTCCTACAATGGAGACACTCCTACGACAGAGAACAAATGCTGCAGATCTTATGGAAAAGGGAGAATGAAACAACTCCCTACCAATTTGTTATGGAGGTGACAATATATGGCAGATCTTGTAAGTGAGCAATTTGGTATAGTTCAAATGAATAACTCTCAACTACTTGCCCACATAATAGATGTTAGGACAAGACGAAGAGAGCGTGCAAAACCTGCTACTCCTAAACGAGTCAGCAAAAAGAAAAACCCATTCAGTAAATTATCTGATGATCAACTTCGTAAACTAATGGAGATGACTAGTGAGTGATGTAGAGCTTCTTAATATAAACTTACGAGATATAAATTTCGGTAAGAGAGCTAGAGAGAACTATAAAGATTTAGACATCCTAGTAGCTGACTTTCAAAAGCAAGGTATCATATCTCCAATAGCTGTTAAGAGAGTATCCGCAGATGAAAAACCATTTCTATTGTTAGCTGGTGGTAGACGTTACTCGGCGGCTGTGTTAGGAAAGTTCGAGTCTATACCTGCCAGAGTATATCCTGAAGACTTAAGTGATCTAGACTATCGCGAGATAGAACTTATGGAGAATGTATCTCGTGCAGATCTAGACTGGAAAGAAGAGGTATGGCTAACTGAGGAAATACACAGACTAAAGATCGAGCAATTCGGTGAAGCAGCTGGACCAAGCGAAGGTCACTCAGCATCTGACACTGCAGAACTAATTGGCAAAAGTCCTATGAGTGTATCTCGGGATAGACAGTTAGCTGCAGGCCTGGAGAAACATGGAGAAATACTAGATGCGGCTAAGACTAAAAGTGAAGCTCTTAGAACTCTTAAAAGAATAGAAAGAAAAGAGCACGAGGAATCTGTATCTAAAAATGTACAAGCAGAGATAGACAAAGACAAAGGAGAATCGTATAAGAAATCTCTAGTCAATGGATATATTCTTGGGGACTTCTTTAAAGGTATAAAGGATGTTCCTAATAGTGCTGTACATATAGTTGAGATAGACCCTCCCTACGCTATTGATCTTAAAAATATAAAGTACGGCAATAAGGATAATCTGGAAACTTATAATGAAGTAGATGAAAATGCTTATCCTGAATTTCTTGAAGAGCTTTTTGCCCAGTGCTACAGAGTAATGTTTCCGTCTAGCTGGCTCATATGTTGGCACGCTATTCAGTTCTATCCATTAGTAAAATCTCTCTTGGAAGAAGCAGGATTCTCTGTAGAAAAAATACCAGCTATATGGAATAAGAATATCCCAGGACAAACTCATAACCCTGAGTCTCGCTTAGGATCTTCCTACGAACCTTTTGTATATGCGCGTAAAGGTAACCCTATTATATACAAAGCTGGTAGGTCAAACGTATTTAACTTCAAACCCATACACTCCGATCATAAAGTTCATCCGACTGAGCGTCCAATAGAGATGATAGAAGACTTGCTTAAAACATTTGCTGCTCCTAACAACAGAATACTAGTTCCGTTTTTAGGAAGTGGGAATACTTTACTGGCTGCTTCTAACTGTGGGCTCAATGGCTTTGGTTTTGATCTTAGCGAAGAATATAGAAATTCATTTGTCACTAAAGTGCATAATGGGGAACCTAGTAATTATAGTAGCTACTCTTAAGAAAGGACTATTATGAGTCTAGCACCTTACTCTTCTGGGAATCCAGAGACAGCTAAGTACGTTATCATTGGCGAAGCTCCTGGGACAGAGGAAGAACAAAGGGGTGGAGCTTTCATTGGAGCAGCCGGTAGACTTCTGGATGATTTACTTAGGAACGCAGGAATATCAAGGGATGAAATATACTTTGATCATGTGTTTCAATTCAGACCTAAAGGCAATGATACGTCTCCTTTTATTAAGTTCGCAAAGACCGTAACTGAGACTGAGGAATTTACAAAAGCTCGATCAGCTCTAGCTGCAAGATTAGAAACAACTAAAGCAAATGTAATAATAACTATGGGTAACATTCCTACATATGCTTTAACTGAGGCAACACCTATAACTAAGCAGCGGGGTAGTATAATATCATCTACTCTTTTAAAGGATAGAAAAGTTATACCTTGCATTCATCCTGCTGCAGCGTTAAGAGAATACCTAACACGTTATAGTATAGTCAATGATTTAAGAAGGGCTAAAGAGCAAGTAGGATTTCCAGAGATAAAATACATAACTAGAGATCTTATCCTCAATCCTTCATATGCTGATACTATGAGTTTCTTAGACACCTGTAATCATGCAGGGTCTGTAGCTTATGATATTGAAATACGAGGGCAAGAGTTAAGCCATATAGCTTTTGCTATAAATCCTTCTGTTGGAATATGTATACCTTTTGTAGAGGGAATGAAAGACTACTGGACACCAGACCAAGAAGCTGCTATAATGTTAAAGATAGCTGAGGTCCTGGAGAATGAAAAAGTATTTAAGATAGGCCAGAATCTTTCTTTCGATGCGACCTTTATGTACTACAAGTACGGAATACATGTATATCCTCTTCATGATACTATGATAGCCGCAGGTATTTTATTCCCTGACTTTCCTAAAGGTTTAGATTTTCTTGTATCACTTTACTGTGATGGAGAGCCTTACTATAAAGATGATGGAAAGGAGTGGTTTAAGAATCCTTTTGCTTCTGAGGAAATCTTCCGTAGATATAATGCTATGGATGCAGTAGTTCTTATGGAGATATTCCCAAAGCAAACTAAAGAGCTTGAGCGCATGGGAAACTGGCGAACGTATGAGAAACAAAAATCTCTTTTACACCCTCTTGTATATGCAGGTAACAAGGGTATACGCATGGATACTGAGGGTATGGTTAGAGCTGGAGAAGGCTGCAATGAACATATAGAATCTCTTATGCGTAGGCTAGCTGAAGTGTCTGGGCGAGATGACTTAAATCCCAACTCGCCTAAACAGCTAAAAGAATATTTCTATGTGGACAAGGGTCTTAAGCCTTACACTAGGAAAGGATCTATAAGTGTAGATGATAAAGCGTTAAAACGTCTAGCTATGAACGGACATGAAGAAGCTGATATCATACTAAATCTAAGACATGAACGTAAGATGCTCGGCACGTATTATAATATGAAGCTAGACGAAGATGGTCGAATGCGCTGCAGTTTCAATCCTGTCGGAACTGAGCAAGGGCGTATATCAAGTTCAAAGACCATACGTGGGACTGGCGCTAATCTACAGAATCAGCCTCCACAAACTCAAGCTATGATGCTAGCTGATCCAGATCATATATTAGTAAACCAAGATCTGGGCCAAGCAGAAAACAGAGTAGTAGCTTACATCTCTGGCGAGAACAGAATGATCAATGCTTTCGACAAAGGCATAGACATTCATAAACAAACTGGAGCTTTGATAGCTGAGATTAATATTGAAGATGTTACTGACGATCAAAGGTCTGATGGTAAGAAAGCTAACCATGGTCTTAACTATGACCTTGGCTATAAGTCTTTCGCTATGATCTACCAGATGCCAGAGAAGCAAGCTAAGTTTATTGTAGATAGATATCACTCTGTATACCCTGGTGTGCGGCAGTGGCATAATTCTGTTAGAGAAGAATTGAGTAGGCAGTCAAGAACTCTTGTTAATTGTTACGGAAGAAAGAGAGTATTCCTTGACAGATGGGGACATGAGTTATTCAAGGTGGCTTATAGTTATTCTCCTCAATCTACTGTGGCAGAGAAGATGAATCAAGATGGAGTCTTGTATATCTATGAGCGTCAAGATTTGTTTCCTGAAGTTCAGTTCCTTAATACTATTCATGACTCTATTCGTTATCAGATTCCGTTAGCGGTCGGGTATGATAGAATAATAGAGATCATTAAAAATGTTAAGTCAAACCTTGAAAAACCTATATCTTGGAGGGGTCAAGCTTTTTCCATTCCTGCTGATACTGAATTAGGTTTTAGCTACGATAAGAATACTATGCTCGAATGGAAAGCCCATTATGTAGATAATAATAATGAGAGTAAGTTGGCAGAGGAGCTTGGGGACTATGTCAGGGAGCAGAAGGCTTAATGATTGGATCGAGGCATTCGTTGAATATACTGATAATACAGAGCCTCCAGAAAGCTATCGTAGATGGGTAGCAATATCTACTATGGCAAGCGCACTCCAAAGAAAATGTAAACTTGTATGGGGCAGTGAAGTATTCTTTCCTAACATGTATATAGTTCTTGTCGGTCCTCCAGCTGCTAGAAAAGGAACCGCTATGAGAACTGGTAAAGACTTACTTGATCAAATTGGTATAGCTGTTTCTGCCGATGAAAGCTCTAGACAAAAATTAGTAAAGAGTCTGCAAGAAATGGGAGTAGCTGACCAAGATGATATGGGAAGAATAAATTTTCATTCTAGCATGACTTTATATTCAAGTGAGCTAACGGTCTTTCTTGGTTACGGAGCTAGAGAATTACTAGCCATGCTCTGTAAATGGTATGACTGTGAGCCACGCTATGTGTATGACACTATTCAAAGAGGTAAGGAGGAAGTTCCAAATGTTTGGTGTAACCTTATGGGGGCGACCACGCCTGGGCAACTACAAGCGTCACTACCGGAAGATGCTGTGGGGTCTGGCTTTACTAGCCGCGTCGTCTTTGTTTATGAGCATAATAAAGGGAAACTGGTTCGTAAGCCCACGCTCAAAGAAGAAATGCTCGAGCCACTTCTCTACGACCTCGGACAAGCTAGGAATCTAAGTGGAGAATTTATAATAGATAAAAGTGCTGAGGACATTTATTATGACTGGTATGAGAAAAGTGAAAGCGAATCTATATTTACTGATTATAGAATGGAGTATTATGTTCAGCGTAGACCTACGCACCTGTTTAAGCTAAGCATGATTATATGCGCGGCAAGAGGTGATACTAAACTAATAACTAAGGAGGATCTAAATGAAGCTATAAGAGTTATTGAAGGTGCAGAGAAAACAATGTCTCAGGTATTCGCGGGTGTGGGAGCTAACCCCTTAGCAGGTATTCAATTCAGAATACTTAATATTGTCAGAGAGCTAGGACCTACAGAAACATCTGTTGTAGCGGAGTCACTACAAAGTGATGCTAGCTTTAGTCAATTCGGGGAAGCTATACAAGCACTAGAGCAGATGGGACATATAAAGATAGACATAATTAAAAAACTTATAATACCTGTTAACTAAATGAATGAAGAAGATAAAGACAAACTAATATTTGGGATCTTGCCTGTAGTCGATGACCAGGATTTTATAACCCTAATCATCGACTTAGTTCAAGCTAGGCAGGAAGACATGAAAAATGCACTGATAATAGCTATCAATAGGACCAAAGAGTAGGCCTGGGAACATGGAAGTTATCATCAGACTGTATATCATCTAGATGTAAAAATATATTATCACCCTTTTGGGAAACCCCTATACCTGTGAAGCCAAGACTGGTAGCAAGAGCCAAGACCATATAAGCGTCTTCTCCTCTAACAGCTATGTCGATAGCTCTACCAGTAGCATGAGAACCAGGTCTGGGGTTTCCCTCAGGGTCTTTCTTTTTAGCTTCAATACTATGTCTGGGAGATCGAAAACCAGAAGATATTCTAAGACCTCTTCCATATTCAGATCTTAGTTCTTGCAAGCGGTCCATAGTATCTTCGTTCATCTCGCACTCGCCAGTTTCTTGGCAAGCAATTTCCTTAAAACTAAAGTTCGGCCATCGAGACTTAGGCCATGAGTCTTTCGTTAAGTTAGTAGCCATTAGTTTTATCTACCTTTCTGGATTAACAGGACTAAATAGTTCTCTAGACACTTGGTACTTTGGCTCTACGTAACCAAGTTCTGGAAACAATCTTCCAAACTCTTTATCTAACTGAGCTCTTTGCCTTAGCAGTAATTCAAATTCTCTTCCGTATTTACTTTCTTTATAAGTTTTACCTCTGAATAATCTTCTCTTATCTAATAGTCTAAATTTAAATCCAGATAATTCACTTAACAACTGACTATTCACCTCTGTTCCAAGTCCTGGAATAGGAATCTCATCACCTTTTCTTTGCGTAGACTTAATATATCTATTAATCTTACCTATAGGAGGCCATATCTTTTCATATGCCCACTCCTCATCTCTAGTTGGAGATAAACCCAAGAAGGGAAAAATTCCACCTGGACTAACACTAGACTCTCCTCCTGATTCTGAGCCTTGATATGCAGTGCTTACTTCACCTCCAAATCTTGAAATCGCTCCACCTTTAAATATATCCATATTACCGTAAATTTGCATAGGCGCAGCAATAAGAGGATTCGCACTTGAAAGCATATCTTTTATATTTAGTCTATTAAGTTCCCCTACCATTATATCAATTTGAACAGCTATCGGCTGATCCTGATCTTTATTCATATAAGGCAGTTGCCAAGCTACAACCTCATCCCAATAGTCTGGCACATCTTCATTTTGAAAATCAGGATATAAACCTTCTACTGCATCTTTTACCTTAGGTATCTGGGACATTCTGCCTGGAGTTTCTAACAGCGCCATAGCAACTCTTGGTGCTGCAAATCTCTGCCAAGCATAGAAAGGAAGGATGTTTCTAAAATACTTCTTCTCTATATCTGTTAACATCCTATAATCAAAGTGCCACATCCTTGGCATCTCAGCTGCAGCCTCAACTGTTTTTCCTTGAGCTAACTGATCTATAAACAGTGCCCATCTTCCTTGATTCTCTATGATCTGAGAAGCTGCCCTGTTAATTCCTATAATAGGATTTTTACCTCCGCCAGCTAAATACTTTAACTTATCTTTAAATGATGTCCCTTGACCTTTTCCAAATTCTAAAGCTTGGGCAACAGAAGGATCAAGTCCTGGAATTTGAGCTGCTTGTGCATTTTTAAAATCCCAAGCTACTAAATCATCTACGATATTAGTATTCCAAAGTAACTCAGACGCTCCACCTTCTGTATTATACAAAGAACTAGCTACTTGAGGAACTCCATTCTTTTCTCCTAGCTCAGCTATCTGTGCATAGCTCAAAGGATTTCCATCAATGTCTTTTATATCTACATCTGGTATATCATCTAAACTATTCCAGCCAAACTTCTTAGCTAGCCTGTCAGCCGTCTGCTTAGTTTTCTTTGGAAGCCTACCTGCTCCATTAGCCACACTCATTAACTTTAACGCTTGTAGATTTCTAAGCATATACGCACCCATAGAAAATCTACCCTTTGCATCTCTACCCATGCCAGCCATCCAGTTACTATTTAATATACTAATAGTATTCCTCGCGTGATAGCCAGTTCCAAATGTAGCCCAACCTTTCCAGATGTTAGTAATATCAGTAAATGCTTTAGCTATCATATCTGCTTTTTCTGGAGAGCTAAATAACTCTTCACTTCTAGTAAGGAAATTATAAACTTCTGTGGGAAGTCTGTAAGCTCCTATTATTTCTGTTTTATACTTAGGTCCTACATCAAGATCATCACTAACTTTTACTTTTCTTTTTACTTCATACACTGACATACCTTGTCCAGGATCTCCAGTTGGTCCGGTCTCTCCTATAGGAGTCTCTATAGTTTTCTTAATATCATCCCAAGTATATCCTTGCTCACGCTTTCCACCCTTAAAAAACATAGGATCAAAGTTTAGCTTTGTGGCTATCTCTGGGTTATTAAGAACAGCTTCTCCGAACCTCCTAGACACTATATACCTTACACTCTGAACACCTCGAGACAAAAGTATATTGCCTATGTCTAACTCAGTACCTTTTTCTAAGTCTCCACTGATAGATGCCATTACTCTGTCTAGTTGACTCTTATAAGTCTTAGGTTGCCCAGGACCAAACACAGCATCAATTCCAGGAAGATCACTACTGCCCAAATAGTTTGGATCAGGCCTTCTAGTATTAGCTACATTTTTATAAGCTTCTACTAGCCTGGGATCTTTAGGTGCTGTTCCATGTAAGTAAAAATCTCTGAACATTGTAGGATCTATTAAGCCGTCAAGAGGAGCATTAATCTCTTCTTCAAATAAACGCTTAGTAAAATTTTGAATAGTTTTTGCAGCCTCTTTAAGCTTAGGAGCATTTTCCATAAGTATAACATCAGCTTTTACTAAAGCATCTATTTGCTTTTCCATAAACTTTGGTTGATCCATGAGAGTGCCCAAGAC